AGAGCTTTTCTCTTCTCCCGTTCAGCTTTCAATGCCTGAAGCGTCAGAATCATGGTGTCCGGATCGGAAAGCATCTCTTCCAGCTTCTCCCCGGTGGCGTACAGGCCGTGCTTCCGGATGGAGGGGAGAACTTCTTCACACACCCAATCCTGGAACTCGACCGCTTTCGGCATCTTGGATTTCATCACAAGAGCGAACAAGCCAGCTTCATTGATAATTGAAACTGATTGCTTTCCTTTAAGGGTATCCCTGCTGGTTATACCCTTCCACTTTTCTCTTACATTCAATAGAGCTTTCGAAATATTCGAGTAACCGAGAGCTTCACATACTTCTTTGGCAAAGATCCAAGGTTCACCATTTCTTTCGATGACTTCAATCGTGCAATTCAGATCGGAGTTCTGGAACAGCTTAATGCCGTTCCCCGTCATGTTGGCGTAATCAGCTTGCGCTTTCGTACATTGTATAGTACTCATTGTCTTGTTTGTTAGTTGGGCTTATGCCCGTTATTGAAGGTCATCTGTTGGCGCAGGTGGCCTTCGTTGTTTTCGACATGGGCCGCATGTCCACAGGTGGCTTGCTCAAGCCACGGAAGTTCTTTTTTTGCTCCGTTCTTCCAGCCAGGCTTTCACTTTTTCAAGGTCGTAACGGGGACGGGAACCACGCCCAGGAGAGCATTTGATTCCATAGTAAACACACGGGCAACCTTCTTTTGTCCAAGCTATTACAGTATGCTTACTGACCCGGAGGGAGGCTGCCAGTTCGCGCTGATTTAGTAGTCTTGCTTTTCCTAAAACCTGTTCCATGTGCACAGTAATAACATATTTACAAATACATGCAATAAGAAGAATAGAAAAGATTCTATAATAGATAGTAATAGTTGACATTTAGGGTATTCTGCATATAAAATGGCATTCATGAAGAGTGATGAAAACTTGATAGTGCCTGCCTCTAGAGATCCTCAAGAGCCTGAAAAATCGACAATCAAGGAATATCTTAAACACAATGGGCTATCTTTGAAATGGCTTGCTGCACAATTAGGGTTATCTGAAGGGACAGTCAAAAACTGGTTCTATAGCAGTACCAAGATATCCGACACTAACCTTTTTAAAATAAATGAGATAATAAAAGACCATGCTAACGGCCTCATAAATTCTTCTTTTTGGGACAAAAAGAATTGTGCAATTTTTCCTGAGAGTAAGGAAGAGTGGGATAGGTGGGAAAAAGCCTCGCAAATGGAATTTTCCGATTCTGTTGAAGAGTGGGCTAGAGAGACGCTGAATGAATGGGCTACCCGAGTTATTTTACCGGATGATGCAAATGCAGAGAAACATATATGGATACATCCCCTTGCTGAAAATTCCCTTCTATTATGGAGAAGTGCTTTTTTTGCTGACACTGGCTTCATGAGGACGTATGGCAATTTAAAAATAGACCCTTCTTCTATTATAGAAAAAATATTAAATCAGAAAGCTCAAGAAATTATTGCTCAAGAGAAAGAAAAAAATAATTCTTTTTCGTTGAAAAACGTGGAATTAGGCCAGTACGACGGAATCTCGGAGAATGAAGCCAATAATCGAATGCAAGCAGGAGAATATATTTATTATTTCACCCAAGCTAATGCGTACTTATGGTTAGTTGTATGTGGAATGAAAAAGGAAAATGTCAATGTATGGGCTAATGAAGTCTTAGATAAAAAAGCTGAGGAAGCGATCTTTAATAAAATCAAATCGAGTATGAAACCAGAGGACGAAATTCCATTCTAAACCTCCTATCAAAGACATGAACTCAAGCCCGGCACCTTCTGGGCTTTTTTTGTTGCTCTCTCAAAGGCGTCCTCTCTTGTTTTCTCTTTTTTGGTATGATATTTTTTACGAATGCACTCGAAGAGTGACGTCAAGAAGTGGCTTCAAAGAGACGGGAAAACCTGAACAGGTGGGAGAAAGCTTGACGTAGCAGGATCATATTGTTGACGTCAACAATATGATGACTTAACATTCGTTCATGCTCGGCAGGGTCGGTTCGTCCCATGAATTCACCGGGCTACTTCTCCGGGAACAGACCTCCAGTCTGAACCATGCGCAACGGAGGGGGGGGAGTGATGGGGAGATCCAACAACAACCCCACGGAGCTGATCACTCCGTGGGTTTTTTATTGCCATTACATCTGCGTACAGTAGCATCCTCCCAGAAAAGTGCTCCTGTTCAGCCCTTGGCCTCCGGGTCAGGGGCTTTTTTGTTCTTTTCAAAAAACTGAACTTATTTCCCTACTTCGGAATCTTGAGTTGTATCTGCTTCTTGAAAAAGCTCTTAGCAAAAACTTCGGCTCCATTACTATTCCAGTCTTCTGCGTTGATCGCGTTCATCTTCTTTTCTACCTCCACAACGCATGCATTCCTCTCCTGAAAATCCTTCCAAATCTGATCTGCCGTAACAACATCTGTTCCCCACAAATTGTTGGCGTTCTTGTAAATCTGGCGGCCTACATCTCTATCTCCGTCACCGATGGTCTCCATCAGGCGATTCCCAAGCATATAAGCCCGGTCATGTTCGTTAGCCAGATCAAGGCGGGAAACAGCATCTTCGCCCCAACGTACGCGGAATCTCTCTTTCGCCCCTTCATCTCCGGTAGCAAACAGCACAAGATCCATCAAGACCATCTCCTTGGTATTCGATCCTTTCCTTGCTCTGTAACATTCCATCTTCTCTTCCTGCTTTGCTCTCGCCTGCTCCTGTTGCATTCGCTCATGGGTGGCCACCTTCTCCAGCCTTTCATTCTCTCTATATTTGACAACAGCAAAAGCGGCGGAAGCAATTACCAGAAGCACAAACAGGACTTTAACCGGACCCTTCACCTTCTTCCAGATAATGGACCATGGCGCCATAATGGACAAAAAAAGAACAATGGTTCCGGCATTCACCCACATCCAGACCTCTTTCTCCAAATGCACCCGGAAAATGGGATTGTAAAGCAGGGCAATAGCGGCGGCTGACACGCTTCCAAAACAAACTCCCTTCTTCTGTTCCTGTGCAAATACAAAGACAGCATAAGCACAGACGGCTAAACGTAGGAACATATAATACCCGTAAGGCATCGGCAACAGCGCCACCCCCAGAAGAACGCAAACAGCAATCAGCAAGCCTTTCATGAGTCCACACCATAATGGCGCACAAAATGAAACACAAGCTTGCAATATTTTGGAATCACTCCGCCAGCTTGAACCCAGGCTTGGACAAATTCGCCACCCCAGCCACGGACAAGAGCCAGGACGCCACGGAATCAGCCGCCTTGCTGCGGCTCCCGGCGCCCGCTCCGGCCACGTAAGCGGCCGCCTTGGCATCCAGCAGAATCAATTCCGCCCAATCGGCAAACGTCATCTCCTTCTCCCCGGTGGCGGCTTTCCACGTATTTTTGGCCGCCCGGTAAATCGCGGAATAATCAATCACTCCGGACGCGGTGCCTGCGTAAATACGCTGGCCAGTCGCCTGCTTGTAACCAAACTCCACCGCCGCCCCCAGCATCGGCACGCCGCCAATCATGGCAACAGGAGCTCCCAGCATGGCGCCGAACCATCCGCCGTTCTTCTCCCACTCGTCCTCGTCATCCAGCAGGGCGTGCCACAGGGCAATCACCGTCTGTTCGGCAACGGACATCATTCCATATAAAGCAAGAGCCTGCCCCCAATTCCCGGAGCTCACATGAGAAACGATCATCCCCACCTTATTCAGCACCTCGGAACTCATAAAACAGGCCATCTTCGCAAACAGGCCCGTGGAAGCCCCCAGCATGCTCTTCTGGCTCTGCGTCAGCGGCTGGGCCACCAGCTCCAGAGCCCGGGTCACGCTCTGCATGCACAGGGCGTGCATCTCATCCTCCGTCATCGGGGCTCCGGTCCTTTTTCCTGCCTCTTCCAGCTCGGACCACTTTGCGTTATACAGGGCGGCCATGGACACGGCATTGCTCCACACGTCCATCTTCTCAATAGCCCTCATGCCGGCCATGGAAAACCTGATCGCTCCGGTGTAATTCTGATCGGAAGCATACCCCATCAACAGGCTCACCAGTTCCGCCTGCGCGTCATTGGTCCTCGCCCGGAAAGCCTCCGTCTTCATCATCTCAAACACCCCCATGCGTCCGGTCATGGACATCGTCTGCCCCAGGTGCAGCAGGAAACTCCCCATGCCCACCTCCCCGGCAAACATCCCGTGCATCAGGCCGCTGGTCTGCTTGAGCATCGTCAGCACGTTCCAGGCCAGCAGGGCCACCGCCTTGGCGCTCTGGAAGCGGCTTGTCGCCTGGGCTCCGGCCAGCAGGGCGCCCCCCTCCATCACTCCGGCCCCGTCAATCACATCCAGCCAGTGCCGCAGGGAATCAATCCCGTGGCGCCCCATGTGCTCCTTCAGGGACGCTGCCGCCTCCTTGTCCGCCAGAATGCCGCGCCAGCGGGCAGTAATATCCGCCGTGCAAATATAATTCTCCACCTCGGCGCTCGCCGCCTGGAACACGGCCTCGCAATCCATATTCCAGGCCAGGTGCAAATTGTGCTTCCGCCTGGGAATCAGCATCCCGTACTTCGCCCCGCCGGCCACGGCATTCGTCTGTTCCCCGAAAGACGCCTTCGTATCAAGCTTGTGGTCCGCCCGGAACACGGCCCGGAAATAATTCTCCACCGCGGGGAAGGGAACCCCCTCACGCTCCTCATACACACGGGCCAGCAGCTTTCCCTGCCGGTTCATCAGCTCCCGCAGGCCGTAGCCGAACGCCAGCCCTTCGGCACCCACAAACTCGCGTAGGCGGGCAACCTCCGCTTCTCCAATGCCTTCATTCCGCATCGTCTCCACGTACTCGGCCTGCTCGTAAAGCAAAATGGCATACATCGCCTGGGCGCGGGAAACCTTCAACGTCTCGCCCTTCCTGCCCGGGCGCACCACTTCCGCCTTCGCCGTAATATTCTTCCTCCTTCTGGCCCGTCCGTCTCCGGCCTTCACCAATTCATCCAGCTCGGCAAGCTGCCGGCGCATCTCCGGAATAAGCGCTTCCGGCACGGACGCCTTATCGTCGGAAAGCCCCCGGTCATTGTACTCCTTCCTGATTGCCTTGCGTCGTTCCTCCCTCTCCTCAAAAGACAACCCCACCCACTCGCGGGCCTCGGCGATCCTCACGGTGCGCTCCACCTTCACCAGCGGATTCAGCACTACGCCGGAATCCCCTGTCTTCTTGAAATCGGAAAGAACCCTTGCCACATCTTTGGTGCGCTGAACGCCAAAACACCGCTTAACCAGGGCCGTCACCTCCCGATCCCGGGCGTGCTTCATATTCCTCAACGCCACATTCGCCTCGGCAATCGCAGTAACCTCGGCATGCGCCAGACCGCGCAGGGCGGGAATCTTCTTCCATCCATTCAACAGCTGGGAATAAGACTGCAAACCGTACTTCAGGTACTTGGCCGCCTTCGTTCTCGTAGACGCCTTCGCATCCTCTTCCGCGTCACGTCCTCCCTGGGGAGTGGCCTGCCCAAGCCCTTCCACAATCTTCTCGGCCTTGAACTTCGTCCGGCGCCTCTCCTCGTCCAACCGGGTGGACCAAGCCGTCCGTCCCGTCGTGATAAACAGGGCAAGGGCGCGCGCGCAGGCGCGCGTCTGCTCCAGTCCCATCCCGGCCAGATATCCGAACGTGTGCCAATCCTTCAATTCCAGCTCGGCCGCATCCCGTTCCTCTTCGGTGGACTGGTTGCTGGAAAGCACGCCCTCCAGCTCCAGCATTCGCTTCTCCTTCGCCTCCTGGTCCGTATTCATCATGGCGACTATCCCGTGCAAATGCCTGTAATCCTCCGCGCTCAACTTGCCCTTGTTAAACTTCCCGCTGGCCTTCTTCGTCGGCTGCACGGCCTTGATGCGGGCAACCATCTCCGCCCGCATCTGGTCGACGGCATATCGGTCTGCCTGTTCCAGCGTGCGGGCCAGCAGCTTGTCAATCACGGCATCCATGCGCTCGCTGGTATCGTCCATCAGCGTCTCCTTCTTCAGCTCATCGGAAAGCCATACCTGACCGTCCTCCAGACGGGTGGCAAGATTCTCGGCAGCTCTCATGTAAGGGTAAAGGCCAAACCTGTACCCCTCCGGCAGCGTCTTGTAAATGGAAGCCACCACGGCCATGACCCTTCCGAACGCCTCCGCGCCGTCTCCCTGCTTCACATCGTTGGCCGCGCAAACCCGGCGCCATGTCTCCAACGCTTTTGCCGTCTGGCTGCGCAGCACCTCCAAACGGTTCTTCTGCGCCTCCCGCTCCAGCGTCACCCAGACACTTTCTCTCGTGGCAAGAGAGAAACTCGCCGTCGGATCCTCATAATCCGCCCACGCTCCCCCGGTGGACTCGTCCGCAAACGCCGTAATCTTAATATCGTTGCCGTCAAAAATCACGTAATTATACGTCTGCTTCTCCTTCTCTTTCCAGCGGGATAGCCCGTCTGCGTACCTGATGCCTTTAATATCGCTGGACAGCAAAGACACGCTGGCGGCCTTCTGTGCCTCCTGTTTCGTGCCATCTTCTCCATCCCAAAAAGCATCAAACAACTCCTGATAAACATCTTTGCCGCTCACGTTTTCGCCGCGGTAATCCGCCCGTCTTTCGGCACGTTCCAAAGCATACCGCACCTCTTCCACCGGGGAATCCTTCAACAAGGCAAGAACCGTCTCGTCCACGTAATCCCAGCCCAGCAGCTCGGAATCCTCTACATTCAGCTCCACGCGGTAATTGGAAGGCATGCCCGTCCTCACCTCTATCTCGTCCAGATGGTCAAGCAGAGAAAGCATGAAGCCTTCCAGTTGTTCCAGCTTCTCCCGCTCCTGGGGGTACGTCTCCGCGTATTTCCTGTTAGTATCAATTTCATCATGCAACTCCATGACGATGTCTAAAACAGTCATGCTTCCTCTGGCGGCATCAACCAAATCGCCAAGAACAGACCAGGCGATATCTGACGCGTCCTCCTTCGCCTCCGGCAGGGCATCCTTCGGCAAAAAACTGCCTACCAGGGATCGTTGCATCACTTCTATAACGCCAGTCTCCACCTCCCGGAACTTCCATGTCGCCTTATCCTGCGCGAACTGGTTCATATAACTCCGGTTCACCTTCGGATTCTCCGCAAAATACAGCCCCCAGCCATACGCCTGCGCTCCTTCTCCTTTACCCATGAAATCCGTAGAAAATTTGCGGAAAGAATGAGGGGAGGCATGCAGGGCAGTAATGGAGAACGTCACGCCCGGTTCCGTAATCACCGCGTTGCCCGCCTCAAAATGGCCGTCATGGAACAAACCCTGGTCCTGTGCTGAAACAATGGAAAACGTAATGTCCGGATTCTTCGGGTCATACGTCCCCCGGTTCTGCGTGGCGCTCTTCACCTGTACGGAATCAAAGGCCACATAATCCGTAGAAGCAGGGACATTCTCCTGATCATTGAGACCTGCATCCACGATATTCAAAGCAATCACCCCATCATGCCCACTCTCCTTTGCCTTACTGCACAAAGCGTTGATGTCGCCACCCTTTGAAGAATCAAGCCATGGCCTCCCTTCAAAATCCACCACCAGCGGATTCCGGATATTCATGAACAAGTCATAAATGCCGCCTTCTCTGTAAATCCCCCAGGAATAGCGCGGGTGGCGTTCATCATTCGGATCCAAAATCACCTCGTCTGCGTGGCCCCCGTAATAATCCGCAAAACTTACCGCTATCTCCCGGTTATCATTAGCGAATATCGTGCCTGCCGGGGCGCCGCTCTGCTGTCTCTGCTTGCCATCGTTAAAAGAAGTAAACCATTGATGGCTCCCATGATACACCACCCTCGGCTCCCCGTTCTCGTCCACCACCTTGGAAGCGTTCTCCGGGTCATGCTCCCAATCGCCAAACCAACTCTTAAACGCCGCCGTGCGCACGGAAAGCCACTGGTCTTCCGTCAGATTCGTATCTTTCCCGTTCGGGGCCTTCATGAACGTCCCGTCAGCGACCGCCTTCTTCCTGATTGTCTCTTTTTCCAGAGATAGGGAAAACGTCGCCGGAACAATAGCCCCGTCGTCAAACCGGCATTCCACTTCATTCACGTTGACAACATGCGCCCCTTGTGGTAAGGAAAAACCATCTCCCCCGCCAGCGGATTGGGACGGCAGAGCGGCCTTGCTTGCCGATCCTGGACCTAGGCGCGCGGTGCCGCTATTCGCGTTTGCAGGTTGTCGCTCTGCAAGGGGGAGCTTCTTCCCCAGCGGCTTCTTGCCCTGCCGCACTGGATAAGCCGAGACAATGGAATAAAACCCGTCCTTCCGGTCCAATTGCAGCAGCATCCATGAAGAAGGCTGCCTTCCCTTAACCAGCAACTCACGCCCGGGCGCCACCTCGTAAAGCTCGCTCACATTCGCCAGAATGGAACTGATATAGCGTTCCGGGGAACGGTCCTTCCAGAAGGAAAACCCGCGGGAAGCCAGGATATGGGTCAGTCCATAGCCGCGATGCTCCCCGACATCGGAACCCACCAGCAGCCGCACCGGCATGGCTGGCTGCCTCTTGCGGCGCGGAATCACAAACCAGTCAGGACTTCCGTCTTCCCGGGTGACGAACGTCTCCGGAGCCAGGACAGTTCCGGAACTATCCATGGCAACCACGGAAAACGTCGCCCCGGAAACGGGCACACGCTCGAACGGATTCACTTCACTCGTGCCGTCCCAGGCAAGGGCGCGGTCATGAAGGCGCAGCGCCGGGTCATGGGACTGCCATGCCCCCTTGGCTCTTTCCAAATCATGAATGGCCGCATTCAAATCTGCGTCCGTCTCCAGGCGGATGCCCATCCTGCCCGCCAAATCCTTCCGCCGGCTGATGCCTCTGGACTTCTTCAGAAGGGACAGGCGTTCGGCAATCAGGGCAATCCCCCGGGCCGCAAAGCGGGCCACCTTCTCGCAATCCTCCTGCCAGGACGTATCGTTGCCGAACAAATCAAACGCCTCTCCCTCCCGGGACTTCTCCGCAGCCACCCGGTCCGCCTCCTTAACATAGGCCGCCACGTAATCCCACGGCTTCCCCTTCTCGCGCAGTTGCAGGGCAAGCATCTGTCCCGCCTCCGTTGAAGACAGGCGACATACCTTCCACGCCTCGTTATCCGTAATCACCCCGTTCTTCAGGCGGGTAAACACCTCATCCCCGGCCAGGGTGGCAATATCCCAGCCCATCACATTGGCGGAACCGGGGCGCAAATACCCCTGCGCCTCCATCTCGTCCCGGCCCATATTGGAATTCCGGACAAAAAAAGCCACCTCCAGCGCGGACGCCTGACCGTCCAGCATATTCTGCCCGACGTCGTGCATCTTCGCCCAAGTGGCGTCATGCGCATCATCTTCTTCATACACGTAAGCCGGAATAAACTCCACCCCGTCGCGCACGGCCAAATCAAACCGGTGGCGTCCGGTAATCACATGCAGGGTTCCATCCCTGCGCCGCCACACGGAAATGGGCTGGGCGTCTTCCCGGAACCGTCCCTGAAGCTCGCGCCCCTTCACGGCTCCGCGTTCATTATGATCTCCCTGCTTGAACTGCTCCACATCCGGCGCCAGGGCCAGGGAATCCACCCGCACCTGGGCAAACACGCAATCCGGCGCCACCCGCACAAACGCGTGATCGCGGAACTCCGCGCCGGCCTCTTCATCGTGTTCGGCCTCTTCCCCCACCCCCTCCAGGGAGCCGCCGGCATCCTCCACCAGCGGAGCGGGGGATGCCGAATTCCCGGCAATGCCGGTCACGGGATCAGTCTCATCCTCCTCTTCCGCAGTCTCTTCCACATCCTCCGCGGCATCCATCCGCGCCATGGACTCTTCCAGCGCCTCCAGCTCGCCCAGCGTCATCGTGGCATCCCCCGGAGCCCTGCGGGAAGCAAGGTCCGCGTGCACCATCTCCACATCCAGTTTCTGCGCGGCATCCATCCGCGCCTGGCGGAAAACGCTCTCCGTACTCACGCCCACGGCCTGCAGGGCGTCCGCCAGGCCTCCGTGCTCTTCCATAAACTTCTTCCCCTCGTCCGTCGCGGCAAACTCGTTCCATTGCTCGCCCATGCGTATGATGCGGGCGGAATCCTCCAGATTCTTCAGGGCGAACTCCGCGGTGTCCTTTACCCACTGTGGCACGGGCAGGCTCTCAATATCCGCCAGGGAGGAAGACAGGGACAGGTTGGAAAAACTCTCCACCACGTCCCTGGCATCATGCGCCGGGCCCTCATACGTCCCCAGACTCACGCCGTACCTTCCCAGCACGGCGTCCGCCGCCTGCAAATGCTCCCACAAATCCTGCCAATCCTTCCCGGTCAGGTTCATGTAATGAACCAGGGCGGACTCCTGCACATCCTCCATCACGTTGGCCGTCGTGGCATGGCCTCCGGCGTAAAGCAGCAGGGAACTCCCAGGATCGGCCGCCATCGTAAACCGGTGGGCGAAGCTGGCCGCCGCCGTGCCGCTCTTGATCTCATCGGCTCTCCCCCTCGTAATCTCTCCGGAACGCACTGCATGATCAAGACGCCTCTCAAAAGCCGCCGCCAAATCGGCAATGGAACCAAGCTGAACCTTCCCCATCACTTCGGCATCCGTCCTGCTTCTGGCTTCCTGGACGGACACGCCCTCTTCCCGGACAATCGCGTCAATCCTCGCCTGGGCTCGCGCGGCCACATCCATCAACCCCGGGACGGTCATCCCTCCGGTTTCGGCGGCCGCCTTCCGGTACTCCGCAGGCGCTTCCTCGGACAACATATCCAGCGTCTCAATAAAATCCATCTTCCCGGCTTCCGAAATCGCGGCATTCCCCAGCACGGCATCCTGCATCACGCGGACGCCATTCAAATAAGCCCCCTGCAGCACTACCTGAACCAGGGCGTCCGTCTGCTCCTCGTTCATCTCCACGCTCCTGTCTTCCTCCATCTTCACGCCGTTCACTACAGCGCCCTCCCGCAGGCTCACCTCGTACCTGTCCGTTCCTTCCAGCTTGCGGATACGGCCAATGTTAGCCTTCTCCAGCACCTTGTCCAGAGCGCCGGACATCTGGTACAGCCGGGCCTCCTGCCGGTCCGCCAGCTCGGCGCCGGCCTTCCGCGCCCGTTCGGCGGCTCCTTCTGGATCCTTCAATACATCAGTCTCGAAATACTTCTGGGCCAGCGCAGCCTTGTGCTCCGCCGTGGAAAAAGACGCCATCTCTTCGGCATGCTTCTTCGTATATCCGGCCAGCTGGGCCCGCTGCGCATCCGTCACGAACGCCGCCACTTCCTGCTTCATCCTCGGAGCGTGGCCGGCAGCCATGGCCGCCACAAACAACGCGCATCCGCCGGACTGCTCCACATCCCCCATCGCCTGAAGCACGGGGCTCACCACCTCGAAATCCTTCGGCTTCACCTCCATTCCCGTCATCCCGGACAACTTCCGGGCCGTCCACTCGAACAACTCCCCGGCCAGGGGTTCCGCCGCCATCTCTTCCACGTAGGCAAACGCCGGGGTGGAAAGCATCTTGCCGGTTCTCGTCCCGGCAAAAAACGTGCGCCCCGGCACCTTCGCGGCCAGTCTCGCCAGGGCGCCGGTTCCCGTCCTGGTCATCAGCTTGTTGATGGCCCCCATGCGCCCGAACACGGAAAATACCCCAAACCCCTTTTCCTCCACCGTATTCCGCAGCCCGTTGATCGTCACGTCCACCAGGGAATCCCCGTTGCGGGAGGCGGCATTCCCGGCGTGCCCCATATCCCCGGCCAGCGCCAGGGCCCAGCCGCCGGGAGCCATGTAGGAAAGGCTCTGCCCGGTGATATTCCCGGCTCCGTTAATTGCCTTGACGTACCAGGACGCATCAGGGCTCGTGCCCCGCATCCGCTGTCCGAACTCGTGCATCACATCCTGCATCGTATTCAGCGCCTCTCGTTTTTGCTCGTAGCGGTCGAAGAGCTGCCTTTGTCCGTCAAACGTATCCTTCACCCCCTGCAGGGGAGCAATATTATTGGAATACCACTCTTCCATTCCGCTCATGCCGGGAATGTCCCTCACCGCCTGAACCGCCTTCACGCCCAGGCTCTCCGCGCCGCGCGCCGTGTCGGCAAAACTTCTATACAAATTGCGCCAGAAAGCAGCGGAATCCGTCTGGCTCTCCTGAACCTTCCGGTCAATCGCGGTCATCAGCAACATCAACGCCTGCTGGTCCAGCACCTCATTCCCGTTGACATTCACCGTCAGCAGATCGGCCATGTCCAGAGCGTCGGAACGCCAGACATCCTCAAACCCACGCCTCTCGGCAAAAGCATACGCCCGCCGCGCCCTCATGATGGAATCGGCAACCTTCTGCGGACTCTCGGCATACTTCAGCAAATCGGCAGGACACGCGTCCCAGCTACCTTCCTTCCCGGCTACGCAATCCACTATCCGGCGGGAAATCTCCTCCTGTTCAGTCTGAACCCTCTTCAGATTTTCATTATAGGCGTCCAGCGTCTTCTGATGCCTCCCTTGAAAATCCTTCCAAATCTGATCTGCCGTAACAACATCTGTTCCCCACAAATTGTTGGCGTTCTTGTAAATCTGGCGGCCTACATCTCTATCTCCGTCACCGATGGTCTCCATCAGGCGATTCCCAAGCATATAAGCCCGGTCATGTTCGCTAGCCAGATCAAGGCGGTTCAGAGCATCTTGGCCCCAGAGTTCCGCAGCTTTCTTTCTGCCCTCTCCATCCATGGCCCCGGCCCGCAGCACATCCATCAGCCGGGCCTGCTTATCCTTTCTGCGCCTCTCTTCTCGCTCTGCTGCGCCGTACATCATCATAGCCCCCTGGTCATGCAGGGATTCAGGATCCGTCAGCTGCGGACGGAACTCCGTTTCGGAAGGATCTTCCGGAGCAGGAAAAGGGGAAGGAGTGGTTTCCATCACGTCGCTTCCATTCAAAAGATTAATGTCGGCTGCTGCTTGCTCCTGTCCTGTTCCCGGTTCCATCTCCGGCAGGTGAAATCCGGCGGCAGCCTCGCCCTCCGGCAGCGGCAGGGAGGAAAAAGAAAGATCCAGAGGCATATCCGCAGCGTCGGCCCCGTCAAAGGAAAAATCGTCGTTCATGGTGAAAAGTATTTATAATGTGTTCAATATTAAAATGATTTGTAATACTTGCTTACGCCGCTGACCCAATGCTTATTCAATCCGCGCGGATCATTCCCGGCTCCTGCCGGAGCGTACTTCCCGCCAATGGCGGCAATCGTCGTCAACCCCTGGTCCAGATAATGCTTCCTCAACAGGCGGGCGGCGTAATTAATACTCTCTTCCACGGAGGAAAAAGTGCGCGGGCCGCCTCCATTCGGGCTGATGCCCATGGCGTTATTCTTGCGCAGGAAAGCGGCGCTCGTTCCCTTGCCGGTCTCGTGCATGGCAATAGCCATCAACAGCTTCGGATCCACGCCATACTTCCTTCCCGCATCATAAAAAGCCTGGCTGTACTGTCCCAGCCCCCCCAGCTTGGCGGCAGGCACCCTGGACTCTCCGGCATCCTGCTTCCAATCCTGGCTTCCCGGATATTCTCTCTTGAAAAACTCCCTCATTTCCGGGCTGGCAGGGGAAATCGTCACATTCGTATCCATCTTGGAAGAAAACGTCATCCGCAGCTTGCTGGCGCCGGACAGGGTAAGCTGGGGGGAACTCCCCCTGGTGTAGCCCACCACGGGCAGGGGCTTCCCGCGGCGGGAAGAAGAGGAAGAAGGAACCAGGGCGGCCAGTCCGGAAACGTCGTCGCCGAACCGCTGCCTCATGCTCTCCGGAAGAAGAATGCCGGCGGGCGCGTTCGTATTCACGGTATCTACGGAAACCATGGCAGGGAACGTAAACGGCTTGCGCAACATATCCTTCCGGCGCAGCGTCTGCTTCTCCCCTTCACTCAATAATTTGGGGCCAGCATTAAACCGTTCACTATCCCTATCTCTCCATTTCTCGCTTGCAGTCTGCTGGTATTCATCCATCAATCTCCCACGACTCGGAATAACTAAATCATTGCGACCTGTTACTTTTCTTAAAATAGTCTGAAGCATATCCTCCTGCAAAACATAGGAAGGCTCCTTCCCGTTCCCCTGCACCTCTCCATCAAACCAGGCCTCAAAATCATCACGAACGGCAATCTCGGTCTTGGCGGCAAGATTCTTTTGCAGGTTCTCAATCTTCTCCTTCTTGAACCTCTTGATCCATGTATCTTCACTGTCTTTGGGTGTGTCGGACCCTTTGGAGGAATCAGCGTAGAGTTGCCAGGCATTCTTCGCCTCGGCATCAAGAGTGCCAATGACGTTATTATAATCCGCCTGACGGTACAACGGAGCCCCATCCATCTCCTTCATGCGCTCGGAAACATTCAACATCTTGTACTTTTCCTTGCGCTTGGCCCACTTATCCATGCGGTTCAAAACATCCTTCTGGAACTCGGCTGACTTCGCGTAACGCTTGCACAGAAGGATCACATTTTCCTTCTTGCTCGCCAAATCCGGCCCTTCTTCTCCAGCCCTCACCATATCCGCAACCCGGTAAATGAAAGAATCAATCTGCGGAGCGCAGGCGCTGTAATCCCCGTCGCGCTCATAAACCGCATGAAACCCCAATTCTTCCTGATAGACGGGACCGGACAGCAAAGCATTCGTCACGGCCTGCCTGTCGTTCTTTGACTTAGGACGGGAAGCCGTCTGCTCGACTACCTCCGTAAGCCTGTTGTCGTCCTGACGCCGCAAAGAACGCATCATCTCATCCTGTTCGGAGGCGGAAAAATACCCGTCCAGCTCCCCGCGGTTAATCATCTCGGCGGCAAGATCCGGGTTAGTCGCGGCCAGGTTCTCAAAATGATGGCGGGAAGCCTTCTTCCTCCCTCTCAATAAACGCAGCTCACCTTCGTCACGGGAAATCGTGCCGGAAGCTACGGCGTCATCAACAGACCTCTCGTAACCGCCCCAATCCTGCTTCTCCTCGGCCAGCTTCAAACTCGTATCGAAAGCCTGTCTGGCAACGCCCAGCTGATGTTTGGCAGCCAGCCCCCAATAACGTTCCGGCAGGCTTGACCTCACGGAAGCCCTGACAGCCTCCGCCTTCATGGCGCTCTCCGGGTGGAAAAAACTGCCTCCCAGCGCGTCAATCTTCTGGCCGAACTCGTAAGCCAAATCTTTCAGCTTCCCCTGCCGGATGGAACCGTCCTTCTCAAAAACGCTCTCCTTCGTGCCCGGCGCGAAAGCCAGCATCCTGGAAAACTTCGCGTCGGACTCGTCCCGGATGCGTCGCAGCTCCACCTCCTGCCGCTGCATCTCCCCGAAATCGGAAATCCTGGCAAACGCCTCCTCGCTCCCCTGAACCGCCTCTTCGGCCTTCTGGACGGACGCGCCCAGCACCTGGCCCTGATCGCCATTGGCGGCCCGCGCCGCGACGCCGGGATCAGCCTTGGCCGTCTGCAGGGACGGCCCGCCGTATAAAGAAAACTCGCTCATCGTGATATAAAACCGGTAAGTTGATCAATGGAAAAAACATGCACCTTCGGCCCGCGCAAAAACCGTTGCCAGGCCACATGCGTAAAACCTCTGCGGGAAAACTGCCGGGCCAGCCGGGCCAGCTCGCGCGGCTCCCCGGCCGCCCACCACACAAACAAGCACCTCTCCGGAAGATCCGGCATGCCCACAGGAGGAAAACACAACTCACCCAGCCTCTCGGAGGGCAGAGCCAGGCACACCTCCTCCGGGGAAACGAACGCCAGCCCCAGGGATGCGCAATCCTTCACATCCGTCCACAAATCCCGGCCCACCTCCGCATAAGCGCTCACGGTCGCATCAAACGCATTCATCGCCACACGCTCCTGTAAGGATTCCACTTCTGGCCGCCCAGGTAATCGTAAAAAGAAAACCCGCTCTTCTCCGGACTCGCCGCCCAGGCCCCCAGCGTCATCATCCCCTGGCGGGGATCCGCCGTAGACCCGGGAAACACGCTCCCGGCCAAACCGCCCAGATTATAACCGGCAAAAGCCCCCTGGGCGGCCGTCGTCGAACCGAAAGCCCCCATTCCGGCGCCAATGCCGCCGATCAAAGCCCCGCCAAGCTGAAGCCCCGTGGACACCAGGGCCCCGGAAGCGGCGGACTTATAAGCCGCCGCCTGATTCTGCGCGCTCACCAGCGCGGCATCCCCCTCCCAGCGCTGCATCGCCGCCTCATGGCGCTTGCTCTGGTCGCTGATCGCCGCGCCCAGGGACAAATCGGAAATCTGCTTCTCCAGCACTTCTGCCGCGGCAAGCTCCGCCTGGCTGCCGGACCCCTCGGAAGTAAACCCGGAAGCGCCCCTCCCAGCCCGCACGGAAGCCGTAGCGGCCGTCTGATTGCGCCTGGCTGTCGCCATATTCTCGGCGGCAAGACGCAAAGCGGAAGCGGACTCCGCCTCGGTATTGGCCGCATTCACATACGCGGCATCCCGCGCCGCCCGTCCCTGTGCCAGCGCGCTCTTCGCGTTGGCCCTGTTCGTCACATAAGAACCGATACTGCCCATAACCCTACAAAATGGAACGATCCAAAATATCCTTCAGCGGATGCTGGTCATTGCTCCCGCGCTGGCTCACATCGTGATACAGGGCGTAGGCAACATACCCCCTGTACAACTCCAAAAACACGCCCACATTCTGCGGCTTGCCCGTCACCGTGGCCGCCACCTTGGAAGCCAGCAAACACTTCACGGCCTCCACAAACAAAGGCTCATGATCCGGCAGCATCTCTGCCAAAGCCGCCTCATTGGACAAAAACCGCACCTGCAGCAGGGAAGGAGCTTCCTCGCAAACCACCACGCGGCCGGCCATGCGCCAGCGCCTGGCCTCCACCTTCAACAACTTCAGGCAATCCTCCGGCAGCGGAAACCGGCCGTTCCCCTCCGGGCACGCCAGCACGGCCTCCTTCGTGGCAAACGACCACGGGCCATAGGAAACGGCCTCCAGCATCACGGAAGGAAACCACAACTCGCAAGCCCTGGCCGCCGGGGAATCCATCACAAACTCCTGATCCCCCAGCAGGGAAAGGCACTGTGAAAAAAACGTCAGCTTATCCATTCCCCAACAATCGCATGAGGGCGGACTTCCTTCAAGTTGGCGAGAATCAATGTTTCTATCCCTGCCGCATCTCAATAAAGCATCCCCTCCAGAGCGTCGGGGCGTCTGTGAGGCCTCTTCACCTTCTCCGGCTCCCCGGCATGACCGGACACCAGGCCGCGGCTCACCGCTTCGGCAAACGTCCGGGCCGCATCCGCGCCATGGGAACAGGCGTCATGAAGCGGCATCTCCCGCACGCACCCGTTGGACCCCGGCGGCAAACTTCGGTAATACTCCAGGGAACCCACTCCGGAAACATACTTCTGCCCGTCAATCTCCGGGCGCCGGTTGCAGCGCTCATGAAACACGCAAAAACGCAGCATATTCCGCAGCGCGTTAATCCCGGTCCAGACATCGGACGTGCGCGGCACAATCGCCGTGCGGAACCCGGCCCGCTGCAGCACGGACTCAAAAGACGTCTTGGAAAAATCCCTCCTGGCCGCATCGTGCGGCAGCAGGTGCAGGGCGACAGGCCCGAACTCCCTCTCCCTCATCCGTATCTGCCCCACGTAATAATCAACCGCCTGATTATTACCGGCAATATAATCCAGCGCGTAATACCTGCCGCCCACCACCTGCCAAAGCCAAATCGCCATAAAATCGCTCAACCCCAAATCCCAGGAAGCATAAATCGGAGCCACGTCATCCACTTCAAACTCGGCGGCGATCCTCCCCTCGGCCCGCAGGGCAGAAATCCACCTCCCGTAAATAGCCCCCTCCACGGACGTCTGCAAAGCCTCCTCCGGCACGGTGGGAAACTCCTGCTTCACCTCCGCCCCGTTAATCCTGTACTGGGTAGCGTACCACGCCTTCTGCCCCTCGGACAACTCAATCCCGTAACGCCTCTTCAAATCGGAAAAATAATCCCGCAAAAAATCATCCAGCCTCGGCTCCACCCCCTCCAGGCAATACTCCCGATGCTGAATCCAGGAAAAAAAGAAAAACCTGAAATCCAGGCTGGAAAGAGGCTTGCCCACCATCTCCATAGCCTGCTCCATCAACTGGTAAGCCAGCCCGGCCTTCCCTCCCTCGTGGGTGGACTCCATCACCACCACGCAGCTCTTGCCAACGGTATTCAACGCGCCCGTGCGGATCTTCCTGGCCCTGGCCGGATCATGCAGCGCCGTATAGGAAAACTCGGAAATATGCAAAAACTGGAGAGTGGACCCGCGCAAATTAACCCCTACATCAACAGACCCGTTCGTGGACCAGGCCATGCGGGTGGCCCTCTTCTCCACCACAGCGCACCCCTCCTTAACCATCCTCCCCAAAGCAGCCAGCGCCCGGTCCTCCGTCGTCGGATTCTCCGGCAAAAAATCCAAATGCTCATAAGCAAAAGCAATCTTGCGCAGCTTGGCCTCCCCGTCCTCCAGCGTCTTATCAATAATCCCGCAATGCTGATTCCTCCCAAACAGGCAAAGATCCAGCATATAAATGGCGCAAAACGTAGAAATCCCCAGCTGGCGCACCTTCAAAATCGTATTGCGGAACCAAAGCCCGTGAAAAAGCTCCTCCTGGGCCCAATTCGGGCGGAAGCGCACCATCCGGCCCTCCTTATCCTCAATCCAATACAAATGATTAAGGCGCCACCACCTGTCGGCCAGCAGCTCCTTCCAATCCGGTCTCGTCTTCGCAGGCTCCGTCATTGCGTATCAACAGCTAAAAACTCAAGGGGGCGGTCCCCGGAAACCCGGATGCCAAACCGCACATCCCGCCTCCACATGGCGGAGGGAAGCACCTCATGCCATCCCCGTTCCATCGTCCTGGTCTTGCTCAACCGGTCCCAAGCGCTCCCGTCATTGGACACCTCAATACCGGCCGGGGCCGTATCGGAAGCAAAAAACACGCGCACGGCCGCGGCCTGTCTATCCCTGCCCAGGGACTCCGCCACATCCAGCGCATTCGTCACCACCGTGGACGTAAAATCCCACGCGCCGGCATCCACAAACGGGCCGTCCGGATCAAACACCTCCACAAACCGCCCATCCTCACGCTCCACGGACACAAACAGCAAATCCTCCCCGGTCCCATTGGGCAGCACCACGGCGTTGGACATCCGCCCCTCCGTCCTGTGACGGTGCCAGGCATGCACCTGGTGCATGCTATTATAAGTCATCAGCGCCAGCGTGCCGTCCGCCAGGGTCATCACCGCCCGCGGGTTGGGCTTCCTCATAAAATCCCCGGAAGTAACCCCGCCACCGTCGGCCAGCACATGATCGGCAAACACCGTCAAATCGCGGGACACAAACCCGTCGCTCTCATAATCATACCCGTACTGATACACCCGTCCGCCACCCCTCTCCACATACAGCACCTTATCGGTCGCCATCAGGGCCGGAACATCGGAAGACCCCACAAACCCGTGGCTGTCCGCCCGCGCGTTGGCGTAAGTCATCACCCCCTGGCCCCCAGACACCGTCCACTCCGCGTCCGCCGTCCCCAGCAGCAGCCGGGAACTCTGCGCCATCAGCCAGCAAATCCTGTTCTGCGTTGTGGTGCTCAACGTCAAAGCCAGCGCGGAATCATCCTGCTTCCCCACCTCGAAACTGTTGAGGTCATCCGTCTTGCTCAACCACACCGTCTGCGGCTGGGCCTGCGTAGCGGCCAACACCAGGCGCTGCTGAAACACATCCACCAGGGAAGGAAACCCGTACACCCCCCGGAACGCCGCGAAACTCCACATCAACGACTCCCCGGACGGAGGAACCCCCTCCGGAACCGCAGAAACATTATCCCAAAGAGAATACTCCGCGGAAGCCGTCACCTCGGCCGCCTCCGCCTCCATCCACGCCGTGCAGGCCGGCACCTCCACCCGCACCCGGGAACGCAACTTCACATTACTCTCCGTCCATGCCTGTACGCTAATCAAAAACAAACCATCCTCCGGCACCGTGTAAGACGCCTCCTCCATCGCGCTGAACACCTCCGCATACCTGCCGCCGGACATCCCCTTGATCGTGGAAGGCAGCACAATCTCCATCCCCGACTGGACAGACCTCCATCCCTGCAGCGTCACCACCGTACCCGCCGTTAAAAAACGGCTCATGAAAATGCTGGCCGCATTCCCGTTCCCGCTCTTATTGACGGACTCCGCCGCCTGCGTCCACTCCAGGCGCACCATGCTCCCGGCGCCCACATCATCCGTCGTCAGCCCCCTGGGCCTCACCGTCAGCGTCCGCCCCTCTCTGGACAACGGACACTCCCCGGAAAAACGCTTCCCGTCAACCACCAGGGCATTCACTGCGGGCAACCCGGCATACACGCAATAATCATACGCATCGCCCTCCAAAGGCAGCGTCAACTTCAACACGTCGCTGGTGGACAACCCCGCCGCGGACATCTCCTCCCGGACTTCCGGCTTCACCACCCCGGAAGCCACCCCGGAAAACTCCGCCTGACACTCGGCAGCCTCCAGCGTACTGCCCTTGTCATGGACAACCTTAACCGTATAAAACCCGCTGGCCGGCGCGGTATACACATCCGCACTGCTCTTCCAAACCGTCGTAAACTGCGCATCCCCGGCGGACCAGGCCGTCAACCGAACCACCGCGCCCTCACCCATTCCAGTCAGGGCGTTCCCCGTCACATTCACGTCAAACCTCGCCCCGGCAGGCCAAAAATCCGTCCTCATCCCGCGGGCATCCAGCGTCACCGCCCCGGACCTGCGCGGCTCCATCCAGGCAAACCGGACCGTCTGCCCGTCCTCCAGCGCATCCGCGGGCAGCCCCCTGGGCGTCACGTCAACACCGTCGGGCCCCAGCGTCAGCACGGCGGACGCCCCCGTAACCTCCACCTCATCCACCCACACGCGGCTTGCCCGGATGGAAGACGCCGTACAGGTCAGGAAATGCCGCAACGCCGGCGTGGCGGGAACCGAAAACCGCTGTATGGAAGCAGGCCGGGAGCCGGAACGCAGCCGCAGCACCACATCCTTCTTATAAGCATCCACCACCAGCTTATTCCCGCAGCTGTCCGGAGGAAACCCCTGGCTGGGATCGGAACCGCTGGAAAGCCGGGACTCATACAACATCAGGCGCAGGTAGCACTCCTCTTCGCTCTCGTCCCCGGTAATCTGCAAATTGGAAGCCGCGTCAACCATGGAAGTGGACGTCCCCAGCAGCCGCCAATCCTCATCGGGAAAACGCCGCTCCACGGCATACGTGCCGTACCACTCCTTACTGCACCAAAACTTCCAGGTCCCCTTGCAGGTAATCGTATTGGAATGGCAAATCACGCCCTTATGAAAATGCTCCGGATAATCCGCCGGAGACGTCAGGCCGTCCACAAAATCCTCCGCCCCGTTAAAATCCCTGTCGCACGTCCACCAGGACCAATAACTCCCCTCATTGAGGCAGAGCTTTTTCCCAGCCGTGAAAGCGCTGGCCGCCGTAAACGCCCCGGCAATCACCCAACCCTGGCGAACCACGGCTCCCGTGCTGAACCCGGTCTGCTGGGGCACCGTCACCTGGACGCGCATCACATCCCCCTCATTCACCGCCGCGTCCGCATCGGACGCATGCTCCCCGAAAGACACCCTGTAACACCCCTCATCCAGCGTCAGGCGCACCGGAAAATCCCGGAACTCCTCATACCGCCAGGGGCGGGCCTTAAACTCATAGGGCGCCAGGGAAAACATGCCCTCGTCATCCCGTCTCAGCACCATCAGCTCATGCGTAGGGCAGGCCAGAAACAACATGCTGTTCACCTGCTTGTGGCGCAGGGCGGCAACGTCAGCCGCCGTCCACACGGAAGGCAGGGAGGCAACCACATCCCCCTCAACGGACAACACGCGCAGCAGAGAAGGAGCCACCTCCACAAGAAAACGGTCATTGGTGGAATAAACATAGGGAAGAAGAAGGGAACCCTCCAAAGCGGCGGCCACCCTCCTCATCCCGTGCCGCCGGGAAACTCCCCCCGTTTGGGAAACATCCACATTCTCCAGCACGGACGCCCCGCGATGATAAACATCCAGATCCGGACGCGCGGCAATCCCGGGCGAAAGCTCGCCTCCATTAAAGGAAATCCTCTTCATTTCCCCTGAACATAACCCAGGACGTTCAACCGGGGCAAGTTGGCGAAAATCAACGTTTCTTCTCCGGAACAGCAAAAAGGGCCGCCTCCATGCAGAGACGGCCCTATGGACAAACCGACGGGAAAAAAACTACTGAATACCGTAAGCAATAGCAAAAACAAGCTTCTTGCCGGCGGTCACCGCCGGTGTTCCGCCCACCTTCGCGTAAACCATCGTCACAGCATCCACCGGCCCCGTGGAAACCGCCTGGGAACCCTTCGTCAACTGATAAGTCCCGGCGGCGGTCACGGTCAGGGAGGCGGAAAAAGCATCCGCCTCCTCCTTCGTTCCCACGGTCAGCTGCAGCGTCCCCACGCCTTCGGAAACGACATGGGAAAGCTGCGGCAGCACGCGGGCTCCACAGGGAACATTGCAAATGGCGATCAGGTCATCGGCCGCCAGGGACGCGGGCATGATGAACTCCGCCGTAGCCACATGGACCCCGGCGCCGGTATGGATGGCCGCCAGCTGCGGCACCGTCGGCAGGCCGGTCCGATCCGCAAGGGCAAGCTGTTTCTCTGCAATAACTGTTTGATACGTTGCCATAATCAATAAAATAAAATGTGTTGTTATCCTAATTAAGAAAGCTGCTTGCACTTAATCTGCACAAACGCCTCTTCGCGCATGCGGGTGGCTCCCATAATCGTCTTAAGGCCGATCTGGATCGTGTCCTCCTTATCGGTGCGCTTCTCCACCGTCACCTTATTCTGCTTCCAGGAACCGAAATACAGGGAATTCTTCATCCACATCGGGCAAATGATATCCCCGTCCTCGTCAAGCGGCAAATTGGGAGCAATGATAAACTGAATCCCCATAATCGGATCCAGGGCGCCGTTGCTCTTGCGCAGGGAGGAAAAACCGAAATCCGCCTTCTGCAGACGCTCGTCATTAATCAGGGCCTCGCGCATGCGGGGAGTAATCGCGCAGCACACCTGGTCGCCGTAGGCATTGGAAGCATCATCCAGAATCCCGTTCTCCTGCAGCAGCGTAATACCACGGTTCAGCTTCTCAATCGTCAGCGGGCAATCCTTGGCCGTGCCGCCGGTATAATCGACTGCCACCACATTAGCCTCCAGCAGTTCCAGCTGTTCCATGCCGTCATTGCCGGCAAACGCCGTCCCGAAAATGCCGCCCTTGGACGGCACATATACCCCTCCCTGCTTCTTCAGGCCGAACAAAACATCGTCCATCTTGCGGGCGGCCGCGTACTTCAGCGCATTAATCGTCTGCGTCACGGGAGCGTCCAGGCCGTGCAGGAAAATATCGTCATCCTCATCATAGCCCAAATGCTTCGAAAAACTAACCGGCAGCATCCGGCGCTTGAAATAATCAAGCTCGTCCAACACAATATCCTGCATCCGGCCCTGCTTCTCATTCAGCTCCGTAGTACCGACAAAACTGAACTCCTGAAGCTTGCCCGTCAAACCGGACTTGATCACGCAGAAACGTTCCAGGCGGGACGTAGCCTGCTGAACCTGCTCCTGCCACTGGTTATCGTAAGTCTCCTGATAAAGATCGGAGATGGGTAAAGTGTAATTACTTGGCATGCTTCCATCAGGGGACAGAAACCGCACATTTGCAAGTTGCCGAGTGTCAATTCAGTTGCAGAATCTCCAATTCGGCATCTTGTCTCTGTCATACAGACGTTACAGAAGTGTTACAAATTGAAGCAAATTATTTATAGAAATAAACTTAACACCCACTCTCTCCGCCA